CGTCAATTCTTTTAGCTTCGTAGTGATGTTGATCGATTGCTAGTTGTCTAACACCATCAGTCTGAGCTGAGTATGTTACTGCTGTTCCAGCAGATTTAGCAGCAGCTGCTTCTTCAGCTACTTTAGGGATATTAAGAATGTCGCCACCACTTGATACCATAGATGAGAAATCTGTTACTTGATTTCTTAACTGAAATTTTCTTTCAGCATAGTCAAGAATTGCATCTCTCCACATCTCAGGTATAAAATTTGCGGCTGTTGTTACTGTTACATTTGCCATTTTATTTTCCTCCTCAGGAATTTAAATTTATCTTTTTTTCTTAAGATAGTGGCTTAACAAGTCAGTATGACTTTTTCTTCGTTCTTTACTAGAAGCTAATCCCTCGAAAGGGTTTCCTTTAAACTTTTGAACATTGACTTGGTTTTCTACATTGCCAACATTAACTCCAGCTTTCTGGTTAAATTCTTCAGTAATCGTTCGAAGGAGTGTTAAATCCTCTACCTTCTCAAATTTCTCTCGCTTACCTTCAGGAATCTGGTTTAGTAGTGCGTTTCTTTCTTCTGTAACATACCCATTAAATGCAGTTGATATTTCTTCGAATTGCTTCGAAAGTTCTACATTCTTGTTCTGTTCTTCAGTAAGTAGGGTTTTATATTCCCCTTGCTCTGCTAAACTATTTTTACGCTGCTCTTCCTGTTCGAGATTTATATTTTCCATTTTCGATTTTAATTGGTTGCGTTCTTTCACAACTTCATTAAATCGAGAGTATGGAACAGCTTGATCTAACTTTTTTTCGTCTTTATTGACTTGAGGTTCTTTTACAGCTTCCTCTATTGCTGTATTCTGCATTTCTTCAGACATTTTAACTCCTTTAGTGGATTATTATATGGCTTTAAGTTAATTATGAATTAAATTAAGAACAATTCAAATGTCAAAAAAATTAAAAGAGTTTGATTTCAAGCAGCAATGGTTCGATTATATGAATTATGTGCCACACGCAGGACAGCGAAAGTTGCATTTCCCTGAGAAGCCAACTGCATCTTACTTCGTAAATATCTGTGGTAGAAGATATGGAAAAACTACAGCTGCGTATCGAGAAGCAGAGTTTTACGCTGCACAACCTAATAAAAAAATCTGGCTAGTTGGCTTATCCTACAAGAAATCACGATTAATGTTTCGTGAAATTTGGAAAGATATGGTAGCTGGTAAAGGACACGATATTGATAGAGCTTCAGAAAAAGAACAATATATTAAGTTCAAATGGGGAACAACAGTAGAAGGTATGTCTTGTGAGAATCCAGATTCATTAGTTGGGGAAGGTGTGGATTTATTAATTATTGATGAAGCAGCAAAGATGCAAAGAAAAATTTGGGATATGTATTTATCTCCTACTCTAATTGACAGAAAAGGGAAAGCTATTTTTATTACTACGCCTGAAGGGTTTAATTGGATTTATGATTTATTCTTATTAGGACAAAGCGATGAACAATGGTATAGTGTACAATCTCCTAGTTGGGAAAACGAACACGCATTCCCAGAAGGAGAAAACGATAAGTTCTTATTGGAACGAAAGCGTAATATGTCCAAAGAGTTATTTGACCAGGAGTTTGCTGCGAAGTTTACTTCAATGGAAGGACGAGTATATCCATTTGATAGAGAAAGAGATATGGGTAATGTTCCATATAATCCAGAGTTGCCAACATATTGTTCAATGGACTTTGGTTATCGTATGCCATCAGTATTGTGGTTTCAAACCTATATAGAAAATGGTAATCCACATATTAATATTATAGATGAGATAATTCACGAAAGAAATATTGCAACTGATAAGTTAGCAGAAATGATTAAGAAAAAGAATTATCCTGTGATTACTTACTACGGCGATCCTGCTGGTAGTTTCGTTCAAGGACAATCTGGAATGGGAGATATTCACGTATTTAGAAAGCACGGAATTTATGTAGAGTATCGTATGGACAAACTATCTCGTAATATACAAGGTGGTGTTAGTTATTGTCGTGGGTTCTTTGAAAATGTAGACGGACTAAGACGAATTAAAGTAGATAATAGATGTGTAGGGATTGCAGAGGATTTTGAGAATTACAGATTCCCAGAAGCTCAAGAAGGTAAGCCGATTTCTAACAATCCTATCAAAGATGGATACAACGAACACGGCTGTGATGCTTTTAGATATTTTATATTGAATAGGTTTCCAATTAGAAGTAACTTCATTGGAAGAATATCACGATAATAGGAAAACAAATGATTTTTACACCACAAGAGATTATACAGGATTCATTAACTCACTTCAAAGAAGAACAAGCGAAAGCTAGAAGGGAAGAAGTTAGAAAATCATTAGATTATTATTCTGGATCATTAACACACCAGTACATAGAAGATTATTTCAAGTCTGACGCATTCCAAGAAATTCCTCATTACAATACTAATATTGTGAAAAAATTTGTTAATCGTATGTCCAAGATATACACGATTGGTGCTAAGAGAAATGTAACCAAGAGATATGATGAGCTAACTGAAAATAAGAATGCTCGTATGAAACAAATGGAACGAATGACAAGACTAATTGGTACTTGTGCTACTTATGTTATGTATGATGAAGAATCAGAAAAATTTGATTATCGTTCTATCTATTATTTTGAACCTTATTTTGGCGACAACCCTTATAAGCCAGAAGCTATTGTTTATCCAATGATGCACGGACACGCAGAAATTGGAGATACCCAACAATTACAATATGCTTACTGGGATTCAGAAAGATGTATCAAGTTTGATGATAACGGAGATGTCTTTGAGGAAATAGAACATAACTTAGGTGTATTACCTTTTGTGTTTAGCCATAGAGAAGAACAATTAGATTCTTTCTTTGTTGAAGGAGCTACAGATTTAGTATCTGCTAATGAGCATATTAATATTACAATGACTGAAATGCAATTAGGGCTACGCTTCCAAATGTTTGGACAGCCAGTTGTAACTGGAATCATTTCTGACAATAGTAATGTTAGAGCAGGTTCAGATGAAATTTTAACTTTGCCAGAAGGAAGTAACTATAATATTGTTGCTCCACAAGGAAATGTAAGAGATGTTATTGAGAACATTAAATGGCAAATAGAATTAGTGGCGTTAAATAATCATCTATTTGTTACCTTCGCACAATCGGGTGGAGAAGTACCTAGTGGTATATCGCTAATGATTAAAGACTTAGAACGCCACGAAGATTTTATGGACGATAAAGAATTATATCGTCAGTATGAAAAAGATTTCTATAAAGTAGAGTATGCTTTATCTCTATCTAATAATTTAGGGTTACCAGATCCTAAGCGTTTCAAAGTCGATTTCTCTGAAGTCGAATATCCTATGACTGCTCAAGATAAGATTATGCTAAGTGAATATAAGTTGAAACACAATTTAACTACTGAAGCAAAAATAATGGCAGAAGAAAATAAAGATTTAAGTGTGGAAGAAGCACAAAAAATCATTGAAGAAAATAGAGATGTCAATGGTATATCGTTGCCAGTTCAGCCAGTTGAAAAACTTGAACCAGTTGAGGTGATTGAAAATGATTTCAATGCAGAACAAGATTAATTTTGATTTTAATAAATTAAAAAAAACAAAACTAAAAAAAATGATAGTGCTTGAAGTCTTAGCTCCTTTAGCAGAAGAAGCTAGAAAGCAATCTTCTGACACATTTAAAAAACAACAAGATATACAAGGAAATAAGTTTATTAGCTATACACCTAAGTCTAAGTGGCTTAGAATAAAAAAAGAATCTGGTATGGCTACAGACTTTATGATAGGCAAAGGAAATTTAAAAAAATCCATAGATAGCAAATCTGCTGTTAAAACAAATATGTCTAAAGTTTCAGCAAAAGTAGGATCAAATGTAAAATACGGACATTATCATTTAGGTGTAACTGGACAATATAAAAACAATGTTCAGCGTAAATGGTTTTTTTCTAGTAACGCAGAAGTAAGAGAGTTGGTGTTATCTAAAATTTCATCTTTGAGCCTAGATAAGAATTTTTTAAATAAATTTAAAGAAAAATTACGCACCAGTCTTAAAAATATTGGTAAAAAAATAAGTTCAAAGTAATGAATAGTATAATAAAAGAAATATTTAAAATGATAAAAGAGCTTCGTGAGGTTTCAAAAGCCAATAACGAGCTTCTCGGTTTTATATGCCAAAAAATATCTTCAAACGATTCAGTAGAAAAAGACTATATTAATATTGATGAGTTTATGACGACTTCTTTAGAGATGTCTGAGATGTTTGAAAAATACGATATTATGCCTGACGAGTTTGGGATTTCATAGATTCTTCCCTCTCGATTAATTCTTCCAGCCACTTTCTTCTTTCGTTATTTGTAGGACGCTTTGCAGGTAATGGATCTAACTCAACTTTCTTAGCTCGTTGCAATAACGCATATCTATCTGCTCTATCCTCTCTACGTTTTTGCCTATAAGGTTTCTTACCTTTTTTTATACTAGCTACTGCTTTCTTTTCATCTTGTTTTCTTTTTAAAGGTTTGTCGTTTGTGGGATTTCTTTTCGGAAGGGTTTCTAAAGCTCCCTTTACTTCTTCGGTTTCCACATCAATAACCTCTACGGCGTCTATTTCAGTTGCTTTTAAAAATTTTTCGAATGGACTATCTACGGTTACATTGATATTCTTAACTAGCTTACCAGAATGCTCTAATACTAGTCGCCCTGCCTGGACATTTCCCTCAACTGCTTCTCGTACCATACTATTTAATACCATAGGTAGCTTTGCGTTAAATGAAATCATATACTTCTTATAATACATCTCAATAAATCTATCATCTGAAAACCAGTTATGTATTGTTTGAGGTGTCATACTTAACTCGTTGGCTAGTTCGGTTTTGTTTAGCTCTGGATTATTAATCAATAAGTCAATAGCAGCCATTTGATTGGCTTTTTTCAATTCTATATTACTCATCTTCCTTGTCCTCTGTATTTTTTCTTATAGTATTTGGTAGATAGCTTTGTACCACGCTTTGTGTTTTTGCTATTACCTTGTCGAGTTTTTTTTGCTCCATTGGAGCGTCGTTCTTGTCGCTTTACATTCTTCATTTCTTCTTCTTATCCTTGCGAAATATCTTTTCCCACTTCTTCTCCCACTCTTTCTGGGAAATACCCATTCTCGGCTTGTCGCCTTTACCAGCACCATCAGGTTTTTTGTATATACTCTTTTCTACCATTTAACTTTATTAGACCAATAAGCTGCTGACATCTTTCCTCTTGCTATATTTTTTCTATGTCTAGCTTTAAATGATCGGCGTCTTGCTTTCTGTGCTGCTGTCTTAGGTTTCTTACCAGCACCACTTACGCCTTGTTGACCAAAACGAATTAGCTTAATCTTACTGCCAGACTTCGCTAGTACAGCGTGTGATTTTTTTGCGTGTTTAGGCGTTCGCTTGGGTTTGTTATAACCCGAGAATCGCTGTCCTCTGTAAGTAATCGCCATTACTTCTTCTTTTTCTTTTTCTTTTTTCCGTACGGCATAACTATCTCCTCTTTTTCTTCAATCTATCTTTTGGGCATACTTTAATATAATCTACTCGATTTTCTGCTAGTGTATATCCTTTGTGTAACCCACAATAAGTTAACTCTCCTCGCTTTGCAGCGAATGAGCAGTTTTTTTGGATAAGCGAACAGTAGTCGAACATCTATACTAATCTATATCTAATTCTTTGTATAATTTCGTATCTGTCATTGAACTTTTAGTGTTAATGACAAAAGTTGGAGCTGAGATCATTCTCTTTACTAGGAACTTTTCTTTCTTGCATAAGCATTCTTCCAGGTCTGGCTCACTCATTTCTTGTATGTGTTCAAACACTTTATCACACTCTAAACATTTATAATCGTATGTTGGCATACACACAATTTAGGGGTAAATATTAATAAAATACCACCAATTTCTTGGATTGGTTGTCTAGTAGAAACTCTCTAAAAAACACTAGCCTCAAAATATCCCTATCTCTAGCAATATTAGTCGTTTACAGAGATATTTTTAAATCTTGATTCTTATATATAGAGTATTAAATTATTACTATTTATACCTAGCAATAGTCGTTTACTGCTACCTCGCAAGTAATACTAATACCAAACCTACCTTTAGTTTAATGCACTTCTAGGGGGGGTAAAATATGATCAATCATCAAAGAAAAAATAATATTTCTATGATCTACTGCTCAATCAAGGCTACCAATCAAGCTACTACAAGCCAATTAAGATCATATAGCTTTAGGGTTGGACGTTTAAAAGTGGTAAGGGTGGGTTGCTAAGGTATAGCCACTAAGCATACATAAGGATAACATATACAAAATATAAATAAATCATTGACTATTGAAGAAAAAGGCTTAACTTGTTTTTATTGATAACAATTAAAAGGGTTACAAAATGAACAAATTAAAAGAAATGAAGATCACTCTCAAAGAGATCGAAACTTTAAAAGAGGCTAAGATCATACTAGATAAGATCTCCAATACAGAAAATTACTATGTAGAGTTTTGGAGAGACTTAAAGATGATTAGAATTAATACAGATGAAAGCTCAAAAAGAGGATCTACAATAAGTTTCTATCCTCTAGAACTTGAAGGTAGAGGTTATGGATTAGCAAAAGAGACGCACACAAGAGAAGAGGTAAGACAAAACAAAAAAGCCGAAGATCAACTTTAAACTATACATAATTTAAGATCCTAAGAACTTAAACAAAAACAAAGAGGTTAAATAATGCAAAATAAAAAAATGATTAGTTTAAATAAATACTTTATTAATCAAGATCTAAAACAAAAGCAAAAAAGAGCCGATAAGATCAAGCAATTAAAAACAAATATATCTGAATTATTGTTTGTGGTTGGCTTGTTTGGCTCTCTCTATCTATTGCTAATTATAGGATCAATTTAAAATGATTGATCAAATACTAAATTTTACTTTGTTCTACATTGTCTTCATCATTGTATTACTATGGATCTTGACAATCAAAGAACAATTAAAACAACATAACAAACAAAAAGAGGTTAAAAAATGAAACTACACCACACCAAATACAAAAAAAACTATTCTATATTTATTTTAGATAGTATCAAACCATACGAAGAAGATCAACCAATAAAAGAAGATCAAAAACTAAACTACTTAATTGATACATTTAAAAAAGAATCTGGGTTTAATAACAAAACAGACCATTTTCAAAATTCATTTTCTTATTGGTTATCTGGTCTTCCAAGTGTTATTAATCTTCCATTTTATAATGAAGATGTTATAGATTTAGCAGTAAAAATGGGATCTATTGAAGAAGATCCAAACCAAAAGACAAAAGACAAAATAACTAATAATTATTTCAATTTTATGTCTTATATGGTTTTGGATATGAAATTAAAACAAGATCTTGATTTAATATAACCAATAAAAAAGCCCTTATTAATTTAGGGGCTTTTTTAACTTAACAAATAAAGGGCTATAAAATGAAATACGCAGTTAAAGTAACCACGCAAAATAAAAGTAAATCTTTTATATTTTTTGAAAATGATAATTTGGATTATAATGAAATTAGAAAACATTATAGCCAAATGATTAATAAATATAACCACGCAAAAAGTAATGGAGTAAATCCTACAATAAAAGATAATAGGAATAATTATTTATTAATTAGAGATATTGAAATAATAAATACTAATGATCTATTTATATAATAATAAACAATAAGGAAACTAATAAAATGAAGGACGAATTTACAACATTTAGTATAAATATGGTTGGTGTTGGTTGTGAGGTTGATTTACTGCCAATTCATATTAAAACGCTAGATTATGAACTATATGAAGATCTAAAAAAATTCATTAAAAAATATAATAAACATATTGAAGAAGAAGATAAATATGTATTTAATGGATCAGATTATATTAAAATGAATAAATAATAATAAAAAGCTACTTATAATAAATAGGTAGCTTTTTTTATACAAGAATTAAAAGAATTATAATAATAATGTTATAATAATAAACAAGGGGTATAAAATGAAACTAACAATACCAAAAACAAAAAAACAAGCAATAGATCAAGCAATAAACACGCAAAGTATAATAAGTAATAATAATTTTAGTTTAGATGAATTAATTATTATATCTGAACACTTTTTATATTTTGGTAAAAAGTTTGGTTTACTTGATGAATTTAAAGAAAATGGAATTATATAATAATAACAAACAATAAGGAAACTATAAAATGAAAAAAGATGAATATAGGGAGTTAATTAAAAATCAAAAATCTTTAAACTTTTTAGAGGGTTTACCAATTTTTGATGATCAAAATAATATAACTGACAAAGGACAATATTTAATAAATAGTATATTCAATACTAAATATTTAATAAGAGATGTTTTTGAATTAGATGTATTACTAGATATAAAACAACTATTAGATGAACAAATAAATGAATTAACATTATAATAATAACAACACGAGGGCTATAAAATGAAAGATATACAAATTAAAGAAAATGAAAATAATGAGATAAAACTAACTATATATAGACATAATAATAGTTTAGTAATTGAAAATCAAAATAATACTAATCAATGTTTTTATATCAATTCAATAAATAATGATAAAAATTTAGATGATTTATATTTCGTTATTGATATAAATACAACTAATGTTGAAAAAATAGATGATGATTTATATAAAATAACAACATAAGGAAACTATAAAATGAGCAAAGATAATAAGTTTGATTTAATGGACTATATGTGTGAAATACTAGATAATTTTTATAATAAAAATGGCTTGGAAAGTATGTGTGCTTTGGACAGTCAATTTTGTGGAAATTATAAAAATCAAGAACAATATAAATGGTTACAAAGATTTTCTGTTGTTTGGGAAAAACTTGAAGAAAGATATAACAAAAGATACTATCAATAAAAAAAGCCACTAGTTAAAGTGGCTTTTTTCTAACAAACAAGGTTATGAAAAAATGGATTAGATCCATTAATCATTGAAAGGACTATAAATTAACACTATAATTATATTTATACTAGTATATTATATTATATCTCACAGGGTATTATATTATATTCTAGAGGGTATTTTATATTATTTTACGAAATATGAAGAATTTATTAGTTATATCTAATTATAATAGTTATTATGTACATACAAGGTTTATGAATTATATTACAAACAAGACAAAAAATTATACTATAGAGGTAGCTAGATCTTATGCTTCATTTACCTATCAGTTAAATCAAATAATAGTTACCTCTATAAATTTATTATAAACAAACAAGGAAAGGAAAACAATGAGTAGTAAGGTACTGAATAAGTTAGCAAAACAAGTTGAAGAAAGTTGCGAGAAGTATGCACAAAAAAGAGCAGATCTTCTATGTAAATATATATTAGAAATTGAAATGGGAAAATATAACCAAGTTCAATTTGAGGTAATAGTCAAAGAATTAAGGCAACAAGTATTTAATCATAGAGAGGTTAAATAATGGCAAATGAAAGCATAGATGATTTAGTATCTATATCTGAACAAGGTATTAATGTTGATACTGAAAAAAGAATTATAATAAGGAACTTGGCACAATATAATGATCCAGATGATTATTACCTTATATATGAAACCTCTTATACTGATGAGGGCAATATTATATTGGAGATAGTACCAAAGAATAGTCATTATGGAAAAAGAGTAGAACAATGGAACGAGGAGGAAAAATGAGTAAAGAATATACAGATAAACAGATTAATAGTATGATACTACATCTTAGGCTTAATAATATTGCAGAGATGTATTATTTGGAGAATCAAGACAATTCTGATAGGAACTTTTTTGATTATCGGACACAAACTTATTTAACACGCCAACAAATTTGTAGCTTGGCAATAGAAACCAAATGGGAGGACAAATGAATAATAATGAAGATCAGTTTTATGGATTGAATATATGGCTTAATATTAATGAAAGAAGTCAAGCGTGGATTGCACGAAGACTTGAAATATCGCCAATGACAATCTCTACTTGGAAGAGAGAAAATAAAATACCACACACACAAAAGTTAGCTATATGTCAAGTAACAGGTGCAACAATGGTAGAATTATGGGGGGAATTATGAGTAAGGAGATGAGTGTATTTGATGACTTGTTTAGCTATAATGCCAATGAGTTTAAAGATAAAAAAGGCGATTATGATTATCTATCGTGGAGTGACGCAGTTGCTATCGTATTGAAGAAATATCCAGATACTACGTGGGATATTCACGAGTTTGACGATGGATCACCTTATAAACAAACAGACGCAGGTGCTTTCGTAAAAGTAAGTGTTACGATAGAGGGAATTACAAGAACGCACACGCACCCTATATTAAGTCATTATATGAAAGCAATACCAAAGCCAAATGCTTTTGACGTTAATAGCTCAATTCTTAGATGTTTAGTCAAATGTTTTGCTTTGTTTGGATTAGGACTATATATCTATCAAGGCGAGGATTTGCCTTTTCAAGATCCACCAAGCTTCAAACAATTTAAAGAACTTGAAACTAAGAACGACTTAGCTAAAAAAGTTGGAGCAATCACGCAAGAGGAGTGGAACATTACAATTAAGAGAAAAGCACAAAGCGATTTCTACGAACAGAATTGTATTAAAGCTATCGCTTGGTTAGATGATAAGATAGAGCAGCACAAAAAGAAAGAGAGTAAATAATGAGCGATTATATTATTTGGGGATTAGTCGGTTTATTTTTATTCCTAACGAGAAATACAGGTGCATAATAGTTTCATAAAACTATATCGCAAAATCCAAGATAATTGGATATGGGATAATCCACTTTACCTAAAGTGTTGGATAGATATGTTGATGAGGGCAAGTATAAAGCCCTCGTCAATGTTGATGAACAATCATATAATCAATGTAAGTCGTGGAGAGATTGTATTTTCTCAGGAGAACTTTTCTAAAAGAAATGGTATGTCAAGGCAACAATTAAGAACATTTTTAAAGAAGTTAAAACAAACCAATATGATAAAAAGTAGTCCAAATTCTAACCAACAAGTAACCCACCTTTTTATCGTCGAGTACAATGTCTATAATTCTCTTAAGAGTAACCAAGAGATAACCACTAAGCAACAAGGGGTTAACCATATTATAAGAAAGAAAGAAAGAAAGAAGGTAAGAAATAATAAAGACTTTGAGTTATTTTGGAACGCTTATCCAAAGAAAATAGGAAAGAAAAAAATAGAAGATAAGTTTAATGCTATTGAGTTTCCTATTGATAAAATTTTAAAGAATATAGAATTACAAAAGCAGTCGGATCAATGGCAGACACAACAATACATACCTAATCCAGAAACCTATCTAAACCAAGAGAGGTGGCAAGATGAAGTTATATTGGAAGTAAAACCAGATGAGCCAGTATTTATATACGAGTGTAATATTTGTAATAAAGTAAAGGATAAGTCGCCATATAGAGATATGTATATATCGTGTTGCGACAAACAAACACAAGCAAGAAAGGAATACAAATGAGTAAAGTAGAGAATAGTAAAGAGTTGCAAGACAACAAGGAAAGAGATTTATATTTTTCTTTCTTTGAGGAACTAAACAGAGTTCATAGTATGTATAGAAAAGCAATAGATAAGTCAAAAGATATACCTATAAAAAAATATACACAGAAAGAATATAGAGCTTTTGTAGATGAGATTGTTATGGAGTGCATAGGATATTCAGAAATGGAAAGGGAGGAAAAATGAGTGCATATAGAGATTATGTAGAAGAAAATATAGACCACTTGATTGATAATCAAATGGAACAAGAGAAAGAAAAGATAAAAAAAGATTATAACGAGGGGGAATTATTATCTACTTGTTGTGGTTGGAGTCCAGCTAGTGAGCCAGTAGGAGATAATGGTAACAAAGAAGATGACATTATTGCCTTATGCAGCAAGTGTAAAGATTGGTCAGGGTTTGAATATGAAACAGACGAGGACGAATAATGAGCGAAAAGAATAAAGCCTATAAAAGCAGAGAGAGAGTTAATACAAGTTATCTAATGAGCAAAGATACAGACGAACTATCTAAAGATCCTAAGTGGCACGAATTTGTCCAAGAGTGTATAAAAGAACACGGCTACTCTTGGTATTATAGTGTAAGACAACAACCTTTTGGCAAGTATGTTAAGATGAATTATTCAAGAACGAGGGATAAATGAGATACGGAGTACCTAGAATACCTAGACAAGAAAAACCTATATTGGAAAAAGGTGCAGTTCCAAGAATATTGCAAGAGATATATTATACTTGCAGTAGCAATGGATCAAAGGAAGTCAATATAGAATTAACCTTAAAAAGATTTAAAGATAAATTAGAAAAGTTACAGGAGGAGCAATGAAACCAAGTAGTGCTAAAGCAAAGGGAAGAAATTTCCAGAACAAAGTAAGAGAACTAATAATGGAGTATCTGGATATAAATAAACACGATATCAAGACAGCAGTAATGGGAGAGAGTGGTATGGATATAAAGCTATCTAGTGCTGCGAGAAAGAAGTTTGGGTATGCCGTAGAGTGTAAAAAAGTAGAAAAGATTAGTATTTGGAAGTGTTTTGAACAAGCGTGTGAAAATTCAGAGGACTTAGAGCCATTGTTAATATTCTCTAAGAACAATTCTGAAATATTAGTTTGCTTTGAATTTAAGCATTTGTTATCTTTAGTGAACGAAAGTAACGGATTCAGGAGATTAACGAAATGAAGATCAATGAAGATGGTTATATTTTATCTTGCCCAAGTTGTGATAGTAAAGACTTAATAAAGAAATCACGACAAAAGAACTATGACGGAAGTTATAAACAACGCTATATGTGTAAGGGTTGTGGTTCTAGGACGGTAAATCCTCAACTACTAGACGCAGACATAGTCAGATCCAATGTTTTGTTAGCTAAACAAAAACAATCGGCACAAGATGTCAATAGGATTGAAAGAAAAGGATTCAGGGAACACGCCAGATATGAAAACGCAATTACTAGCTTATTATTTAACATACACGAGTTATTACAAAAGCGTAGTTTTTCAAAAAAGAAATTCAAGAAAGTTAAACAAGGTAAGTCTGTTGGTGTTCTTCAAATATCTGATACACACTTTAACGAACTTGTTTCCCTACCTCATAATTCCTACGATTTTAAGGTTGCTGCAAGGCGTTTAAAACATTATGTAACTAAAGCTAAGCGTATATTTAAGACATACGACATCAATAATGTGTTTATCGCTATTACAGGCGACTTAATTAATTCCGATAGACGACTAGACGAAATGTTGAATATGTCTGTTAATCGTTCACAAGCAGTATTTCTAGCAGTAGACTTACTACAACAAGTAATCCACGACATTGGAGAAGATTATGCAATTACCGTTGCGTGTGTTACTGGTAATGAAAGTAGATTAAAGCAAGAGTGGGGTTGGACAGACTTTATGGCAAGTGATAATTATGACTTTGTTATATTTGAGATGTTACGCACTATGTTCTTAACAAGTAATGTTAATTTTATTCAAGACGATCCAAGTGAAGTAGTAGTTAATGTTGCAGGACAAAACTTATTATTACTACACGGAAACGGAAGTTTTACAACGCAATATGAAAAAAGCGTTAATCAGATTAAGGGAAGATTTTCTGGTAGAGGTGTTCAAATAGATTATATTATATCTGGACATATACACTCTGCAAGAATTGGAGATATCGCTAGTAGGAGTAGTTCATTAGTTGGTGCTAATGAGTATAGCGAAAAAGGATTAAATCTATCTGGACGAGCAAGTCAGAATATTTATATTTTCCACGAAGATAAAAATATAGACGCTATGAAAATAGATTTACAATATGTGGGAGAAGATAGCTATGACATTGACGAGAGATTGGAAAGTTATAATGCTAAAGCCTCACACAAATTAAAACCAAAGAAAACCATATTTGAGGTAACAATATGATACTTAAACTAACTAGTGAAGAAGAGCAGGTTATAAAGTTTATGTTTAAAGAAAATCGTATTAACGACTTACCCCCAGCGATTAAAGAGGTTGCTTTAGAAATTAAGAGAGCCGTCAATAATCCTACTAAGGTAGCTAGTGAAGAATACAAAAAACATATATCTTTAAATCCTACTTGGAAGCATTGTGAAAATTGTGATGAATAAACGATAATGAAAACTATCGGTTTATATCGTTGCGTTTATAACGCAGTAGTATCGTTGTGTCTAAAATATAAAAACAAGGGAGAGGTAATGTATTACAATACAACACAAGAAGTAGGTGTGCAACTTAAAGCAAACTTGGAAAAAGCTAACAACCAAACATATTTAACATTGGCAGTTTTCCAAACATATCCGAAAGACTATTTGTCGGCACACGAAGTTTGGACATTTTTAATGGACAACGAATCAATAGATAAACAAACGCCTATAACATCTATTCGTAGAGCAATTACTGACTTAACAAATCAAGACAGACTTGTTAAGACGGATAAGAAAGTTTTGGGTGGAGCAGGAAGAAAAACATATACTTGGAGGTTAAAATAATGGCATTTGAACATAAAGAAAATAAAGGGAGTATGTTCCCAAACGATCAAGATGGAAACGAAAATCGTCCAGTTTATAAAGGAACGATAAATATAGAAGGAACTTTATACACCATATCTGCTTGGAACAATGAAGCAAAATCTGGGAAAAAGTATCTTGGGTTGCAGGTGCAACTACCACTAAAGAGAGAGGAAAGGGCAGGATCTGGAACAAGCAATAATTCAGATATGCCGTTTTAATACTTGGGGTGGGTGGTTATTTTCCGTATGATATATTAACATAAATAATAACGCTAACGCCTACCCTAATAAATTGGGGTAATTGTATACAATAACACAAAACTTAAAAGGAGATACTGCAACTTTTGTTTTTTTAATAGTAGCTAGTTCTCTAAAAAAAGATTGTTAGAAAATACTTGGCTTGGCAGCATTACCCCATAAACAACAAGGAATATAAAATGACGAAACAAGAGTGTTATGATTTTTTCTTTCAAGCAATTAAGATAGATACCCATAGTTGCAAAAGATGTAAAAAGGTTGCTAAATACTCTATGCAAAAATTTAATAAACAATATAAAAAAGAATTTAATAAAAGATTTGAGGAGGTTTGGTCTTGGCATATTAAATATCCTAAAACTAGAATTTTAAGATTGGGGGACATATCAAGATTGCGAGATGTTGCTATAGGTAAAGAACCAAGAGATTCTTATGGGTGTCATTATAATTTTAAAAAAAGAAAAGTCTCAAGATTAAAGTGGTAAGTCGATGAGGGGAATCAATAAATAAAGAATATTATGAAAACATTAGAATTATTTGCAGGTAGCAGAAGTTTTAGCAAGGTTGCTGAAAGACAAGGGTTTAAAACATATACCACCGACAATCAAGACTTTAGCAAAATAGATCAGGTATGCGATATTTTTGATTTTGATATTAGCACAGCAATAGATCAACTTGGTGGAAAACCTGATATAATATGGGCAAGTCCACCCTGTACAACTTTTTCTATTGCAAGTAGTGGGTATCATTGGAATAAGGATAAAACGCCAAAAACTAAAAGATGCAAAAATAGTATTAAGATCATAAAAAAAACTATTGAGATTATAAAAGAAGTAAAACCTATGTTCTACTTTATAGAAAATCCCAGAGGATTATTAAGAAAACAAGAAATGATGAATTGTTTTCCAAGAAAAACAGTAACCTACTGTTCTTACGGAGATATGAGAATGAAACCAACGGACATCTGGACTAACCTAGATTGGAAACCAAGAAAAATGTGCAAGAATGGAAATAAAAACTGTCATCATCAATCTGCACCAAGAGGGAGTAATACAGGAACACAGGGACTGGGGTTGCCCTTGTGGCATATAAATCAATTACTGAAAAGTCAGATACCTCCAGAATTATTTAAAGAACTATTTAATGAAATTGCAAAGGATTAATAAATGATAAACAAAGGAATGTTTACGTCAAACAAACCAGACTGGAGAACTCCAAATTGGTTGTTTGAAGTGCTTAACAAAGAATTTTTATTTGATTGTGATGTATGTGCCGATGAAAATAATGCTTTGTGTGAAAATTATTTTACCAGAGAAAGAAGTTGTTTAACAGCAGATTGGCATTATACCAATTTTATGAACCCTCCGTACGGTAGGAGTATTATTGATTTTGTAAGCAAAGCACATCATCAGTACGATATGCTAGGCAATAGAACTATTGGACTCCTCCCAGCAAGAACAGATACTAAGTGGTTTCATAGTTATATATATACAGAAGCTCCTATTATATTTATTAAAGGTAGATTGAAATTCGAAGGTGCAGATAAGTTAGCACCAGCACCTTTTCCAAGTATGCTTGTAGGTTGGGGTTTTACAGAAAAAGAATTTTTAACAATGGAAGATAAACTTTACAAAGGGAAAAATGAAAAATAACGATAAAATATTATGCCTTATAAAACAGCGATTAGATATTGGTGCAGTAAAGTATGGCGAACAAGTGCCAATCGATGGATCTAGGGATAATTTAAAGGAAAGTATTGAAGAAGTTCTTGATTTATGTGTCTATTTAGCTGGTGTGATGTTAGAACTGCACGAAAAATACAAAGAGGACAAATAACGCACTATTTGCGTGGTATACGCCACTTTGTTTGTTTTTGCTTACGACAACCTATCAACATCAATTTAAATCTAATCTTGAGGTATTCTAACGAGAAAAATTTCTTATAATTGTTCTTCAATTTCAATATCCACCACATAGGAGTTATAAGCCGTTTCTGATAAAGGAAGTGTATTATTTGTGAATCGAACTTCATACCAAGTATCGCCATCTTCACTATATTGGAAAGAATTTAATTGCCCTTTGGCATAATCGAACAATGCTACTATCCTACTTTTATTAGATTCACTTAAATTTTCATAAGTCAATGTTCTTGCAATTCTTGATGTGCTATAATTTGCAACAGAGAAAGTTGTTCCACCTAAAGTTTTTCTGGAAATAACTCCATCGTAGGATTTTGTAAGCTCTGTTCCAATCTGTGGATTATTTGTAGGTGTATATAAAATACTATCATCTTTAAAAACATCTTTACCAGATTCGTGCGATCTCGCAGTTGTGCTGTTAGCTGCCCTAACAACCGTAAGGTTATTAGAGGATATATCGGTAACTGTCATTTCTTCAATTTGACTAGCGTTGTTTGTTATTCTTATATTTTGCCCTATTTCAAAATGGCTTCCGTTAGTAATAGGAACAGTTGTAACTGATGTATTAATAGCTCCTGTTAAATTAGATCCACTATCCGTATCTGGATTTGTATCTACTCTGAATCTTGCTCTTGTGATTGCCATAATGTTCCTAATTTATAAATTATTAAACTTCCCTCAAAGTTACTTTTAAACTTCCTGCCGTTCTAGTTATACTTGTTGCTATAAATTTGCTATTTGTAAATGTTCCACCAAACATTGGTAATACAGCAGAAACCGTAGAATTAAATACACAGAAGTCGCCTACTTCCATACCATAGAAATAATCACTACCACCAGAACTCGCTGGATCTAGTAGCTCTATAGTTGCTATTAATTTTGGCACTCCATTTATATTTCTATAATAATTAGCAAACCCATCATTCCTGTTGCCAGAGCCAGTATTTTCTGCTCCAATGCCATCAACCAATATATCAAGTTTATTTGTTTCGATATTCTCGTTAGTGAGTATATTATAATTATCCCTTACTTCATTAGTTGTATCTTCCGATGTTTGCTCAAATAGATGTTTATCGTTAATTGGATTGCGTTGATATTTAATAATACGCTTAGTAATTAATTTGTCTATTGGCGTTATCCCTAATGAGAAAGAGCCAATGTCAGATAATCCTATTGTATGATCTGCACTTATTGTATTTGGTATATAAATGTATTGAGGAGATTCATCTGAAGTTCTAAACCTAAATACAAACGCACCTTCAAATTGACACTTCTGCAATAGACTATCTACTTCTACTTCTTTTGTTGTCCAATATTCACACTTCCAATCACTTCTTGCTGTTACCAATCCTGCATAATCAGATGTGTTAGTATCTGGTGTTTCTGAACTTCCACCCCTCCCAGCAAAGCGTGATAATATATCTCTGTGCATATCAACCATATTCGTTACTACTCCACTCGAGAAAGATTTTGTAAGACCATCTCCACCACAATATAATTCTTTTATTCCTGTAACAGCAGATTGATGTTCTAACGAGTTGGAATTTGTATCAGCAGTTCCCTCTGGAATAATTTCTGCTTTAGATGTTATTTGTATATCTTTTATTTTTACAGTCATAGACGATGATTCTGCGTTGTGCATATTTGCACTACTAAAAAACAAAGCTATTTCAAAACTTGCTGGTGCGTTACCATCTGATTTTGAGTAATCTGTAAGGAAATTAAAAATATGGCTATATGAACCATTTGCGTCTTTAGCGTCATCGCTTTCGACCTCTGGTGTAACATCTGTATCGAATGTTGCGATACATTGAGCTGTAACTTCGTACAAGTCTTGGCTATCTGAACCTCCAAATCCATTCGTATAATCAGCTATATCATAAGATACATAAACAGAGTAAGCTGTAATCTTATGTTGTTCTTTTGTTGGGGTAAATTTTATTTTAAAATAATCTTGTGCGTCTTTATCTGCATTATTTGCAGCAGATGTAACTCTATGTTGAATTTGGAAAAAACTCGTAGTGCTTGTATCGACTGCATTAGATAAAGGTTTTAGTCCTTCTAATAAGAATGGATCTGCGTGAACATTGTCGCTATCTATTATTTCTGAGGTAGATAGTGTTTTAGGTCGATATATATATTCTCTTAATAAATTTAATTCTGATTGCATTACGTTTCTATTAGTATCTGCACTAACTGTTTCGTATGTGTTAATAGAGGTAACATTATTCGTTATTATATAAACAGCAGAATCTTCAGTATGTGTCGTCGCACTTGTTCCAAGATATGCTCTCGTTACTGTTAATGTGTTGCTTGTTATTCCAGTAACTTTCATTTTTTCTTTATCTACTTGTATTATATTTCCAGAAGAAAAATCTGTTCCATCGTCTACATTTATACCAGTTTCAGATGTGGTTAAAGCTTCATTTAATAAAGAACCACTATAAAGTAATTGTTCTATCGGTGCAAATATAGGATAATCATCTAAATTTCTAAAAGCATCTTTAACTGGGTAGTGTAAAAATTCATTTGTTAGTGCTTTATGTGTTAAGCAATTATATTTTCCACTATTAATAGTATCCACCTCCAATGGGTAGACTTTTACAGCTATGTCTGTATCAATTAATACAGGAACATCGTCTGTTGAAGTAGCAGCATTTTTATAATCTCCATAGATAATAGGATAATAATTACCAGAATTAGATTGATATTGTGGTATCTTGATAAAGTCTATCGGAGTAGCAGAAGCGATAGTAATAAAAACTTCTTGCTTGTCGTTTAGTTTTATATCTTTAACCCTACCTGTAAATATTTTTAAATAATCTCCAGAGCCAATAGAGCCAACCTTCGAATAGACAACTACTTGATGATTCATATAGAATCGTGTTCCATTAAATATCTCTGCTGCTAACTTAGCACTATGATTTGATAAAGTTCCATTAGTACAAGTAATAGTCATATTACCTGTTTTAGATGTTCCTTTTTCTAAATCGATTGACTCTCTAATCTGTGGTTTATTTATAATAAAAGAATTGTATTTTGTGTCGCCACTACCAACTTCTTCTGTTCCCAGTCTAATATATTGGGTGTCAACAGATCCATTTGTATAAGTATCGTTTCTTAGTTCAAATAACCACGATTCTTGAAAAGCAGTTCCTACTGCTGACTTATAATTATCTTCTAAAGTTAAAGCCATTACGCAAGATTTCTACCCAAGCTATCTTCTAGCTGTGGAATTAACGTATCTCTTACAAATTCTTGTGTTCCTAATATGTTTCCATTTAGATTTATAACTACTTCCGATGCACCTTCTCCACCTCTTACATTAGGAGAGCCAATAGGAGTAACAGTTACTCGTTCTCTCATCTGAGGATTATCTCCAACTTTAATAAATTGTGGACTATCGGCTATAAAATCAGTACCAAACGCAGCAGATTTTGCTTTACCTAATTGCTTTTCTATATTGTCGGCTGCCATTAAACCTTGTGCTAATGCAGCATACGCTTGAAGTGTTTTACCCTCTGCATTGAAAGTACCGAACGCTTTCCAAGCACTTGCAACAGCAGCAATTTGTTGTAAGCGTATTGCTACGATAGTCAATCCTTTGCTTTTCGAACCAAATTGTTGTAATGCCTGTCCAAGTGTTGCCAATCCCTGCATTTGTAATTTAAACTGAGTATCATCTTCCATAAGTTGCTTGTTAGTTGTTAATTGTGCCTGAGTGGCAATCAACGCTTCTGCGTATGCTAATTCAAATCCAGTCAATTCTTCTATTTTTAGCTTACTTAAATCTAAGGTAGTCAAAAATTCTTCGTTTAATACTATTTGTCCATCAGTTGCTTTCATTAAAGCATCTCTTACAGTAACACCTGCTTGAATACCTGCTATAACCATTTTATTAGTTACGCCTTCTTTAGCCTTTGCTTCTGCAAGTTTAAGCGTTTGAGCTTGTAATAATTTCTCTTGTGCAATCGTTTCTTGATTTACCTGATTTTGAAGCTTTCCATCTTCTATAACTTTATTTCTTTTTTCAATTAATCCTTTAATAGCTTCAATCAATTTTTCAGTAAATGTAATATCTTCTCTTTTGTCTGCAACTGCTATTAAACTTGCATCGTGTAAAAGTTTCTGTCCTATTATATTTTTGTTTAATATGGTTTGATAATTTGTTAATTCTCTCGATGTGGTTTCATAGGCATTTCCTAATTTTACTGTTAAACCCCTTAATCCTAAAACCCAAAATCCTGTAGTCTTTAGAAGTCCCGTTAAACCCTTAAGTGCATTACCCCAAGAAATGGTTGCAGTCCTCACAGCTGCAAACCTAGTGCCTAAAAATTGAATCAATTTTACTAATTTACCAAAAGGCAACAATAAACTAACACCAACTATAGCTAATATCTTTATAGCTTTCGCAGTTTTTTTAATAGCTTCTTCATTCTCTTTTAAATTTTCAAGAAATAAATTTAAAGATATAACCAATACTTTAATATCGCCTGTAAACTCCGAACCGATTGCTTCCTGAAAATCTCCAAAAGTGTTTGATAGTTGACGCATTGAACCAGAAAGTGTTAACGTCTGTGCAGCAGCTTGTCCACCATACAGCTTTGCAATAGAATCTGTAGCAGATTCCAATCTCGTAGTTGAGCCAACAGCACCTATTATTTCAATACCATATCTTGATAAAGCATTCGTAGACGATCCAATAGATTTACCTACTAAATCAGCAGCAGCAGTTAAGTCCATTCCTTTGGCAGCAGCTAAATCTACAGTCGCCTGTGTTGCTTTCTTTAATTGATCTTCGTCTTTAATAAACGCAGCAAGTAATGCTTGTGCAGATATAATCGCTTCATCTCCAAAAGAAGTTACCGACTGTAATGAAGATGCGTAGTCTAATAAGCTCTGCGATGTGAATCCTAACGCAGAAGATAATTTTTTTTCTGATAATTCTTGTTCAGCTTGTAGTTTAACAAACCTACCTATACTTGCAGATACAAGCCCAAAACCAAATGAAATTAAAAGCAACTGACTTCTTAAAGTTGCGAAAGTGTTTGACATCAAACGAGTGTTTTTTGTAACAACTGCACCAGTTTTTTGATTTATGACAAAAGCATTATTTGTAGAAACGATAGATTTTGTTAAGGCTTTATTCCTTTTCTCTAAGTGTGCTATTGCAGAATTACTCTTAGTTAAGGTTTTATTATATGCTACTTGCCCATTACGTAAATTACGCTGTGCTTTGACTAGACCATTGATTGCTCTTTCAAGCTCTGCGTGTCCAGATGCTTTAAATTCTACTTCTACGTTAAAGTTTTGTGCCATTTTCTATCTTATTATATTGTTCTGATTGTATGTAATTTAGCATTTTTTCTACAACATTGCACTTATCAATCCATTTTTTTGGGTGTTTTCCAAAAGAACCTTCAAATGGAGGTACTTTCATTTTTTGGCAATATGTATATCGCTGTATATCTCGCTGATATTCTTTGCTTAAAAAATGATTAGGACAAGCAAAAAAAGGTAGATGTGATTTAATCGTTTGATGTAAAGTAAATTGCTTTTTATTCGTAGCATTATGCTCGTTCAATTCTTCTTTAAGTAAGCCTATGACATACCAAATGTCGTCCATAGATGTAAAGGTGTGAATGCTGGTATTCTTTTTAAGAGGTAACTTAGCTTTGTAGGGAAAGGCAGAATACTGACAACCCTCACACCAACCATCTATTAAAATGTTTAGTTCAAGTGAGAGGGTTTCTATTCCCCCAGGCTATTATGTTCCTGAATAGCAAGTTGAAGTTCTGCTCTATCTTCCATAGAGAGAGCTTTAATAAATTTATCATTTGCTTTTTCTACTCCACTTCTAATCCACATAGTGCTTAACGAAAATTGATTTTTAATTGTAATTTCTCCGTCTTTTTGATCGTATCGTATGTAATCCATACATTCGTCAAATTTATCTACGGACATTTCTATAAGCGTAGCTTTCTTGCCACTCTTAAGCGTTATTTTTTTAGTCATTATTTATTCCTCGTTTTTGATTAATCAGCTTGTAATGTAATTAATAATATATTTCCTGATGTAGAAGCAACAGCTTTACTACTCATAGATAAGAACATTGCATCTTCTTCTGAAAAACTAACATCTGTCATAATACAAGTAGGTAAAGATATATCAATATTCCTTGTAACACTATCTGATGCCGTAAGGGTGTTGACTACTGTACCTGTTGATTGCTCTCCAAAAGCTTGTATTAAATTGTCAGTTTCTGCGTCATATTTTACTACAGCGTCAAATGTTACTGCTGCTTCTGGAATAGCTCTGTGCATTTGTTGATAATTTCCAGCAGTATCATAACCACTAAAAGCAACATCGTTTTCGATCGTTAAGCTAAATGATTTTAATACACAACCTGTAAGTCCTGCAATAGTAATTAATCCATTTGATGCACCAGAGTCATAATCAGTCATAAAGTAATTTGTATTAAAACTTGCTCTGTTGTGAGTCGGAACAATAGAAGTGTCATTTAATGCTGGT